ATGTCGATGAATTCAAGAGCTCTTGTTGGTTTTAGATAAATCTTACCTGTTAAAGTATTTGAATCTAAATCCTCAGGAGTGTTTGATACAGTTACACGGAAGTCAATCAAACCTCTATCTCTACGGATTGAATCCAAGATTGGGTTAACTGAATCCAAGAACTGTTGTCTTACTTTCTCGTCATTTTGTTCGAATAACAATCTAACAGCCACAGCTGAAATTAACTTACGAGCTTGTAATAACAATCTTCTTACGTTAATTCTGTCAAGAGCTGACTCTTTGATTTGAAGAGTTTTGTTACCCCAAATTACAGTACCTACATCAGAGAATGTTGCAATTGGGTTAATTCTACCCTTGTAAAGAGTGTCTCTATCATCTTGTGTTAACTTCTTACGTGCTTTAACAGCATTTACAATACCTCTTGTGTAACCCGCAGATGCGAACCAGGGGAATGCAATGTTATCAGTCAACGCCAAGTTTCTTACAACTTCACCTGTTGGTGGTAAGTAGATTTGTGTGTTGTTATCTGTATCTCTTGTCAAAATCCAGGGGTAGTAAGTTGCACTATAGTTAGAATCGATACCTGAATCGTCTAACAAGTCAACCAATTCCTCAGGATAGATAAATTGAGTATCAAAATCAGCAGTGTTAGGTGAGAACATGTCGTAGTCAGGTGCAGTTAAGATATAAACTGAATCCGCTCTATCTGTTTCAACCATTTCAATTGCGTCATTTACCAACGAAGCGTTATTTACAAAATCGATACCTGGTGTTGCAAAAACGTTAATGTTTACCGCCTCAGGGTTAGAGAATGTTGTCTGACCCCACAAGTATGCGTAGTAGTCAGTGTTAGCCCATTGTTGTTGGTCAGGACCTGTAATTGGTTTGAAGTAACCCCACCCTGTAGAATCAGGATATGTGATTGAAGTTGAACTGTTACCTTTTAAGAAACCTGTATTACCTAATGAGAATGAATCACCATTTGTTCTGTACTCTCTGTAGATATCCCATCCGTCAAAACCACCTTGAGCCAATAATGTGAACTTTCTAGCAGCCAATGAGTAGTATGGGTTTGTATTACTTTGAGGGTCAGTTTGGAATGATGCGTCACCCACTTCGAACGCCGAAGTACCTGAAGTTGAGTAACCACCTGAAATTGTAACAACAGTAGCACCTGAATCCATGTGGAAACCTTTAGTCAATACTGACCAATCTGTACCTTCACCATCAGATGATGTTGGAACTTGCTTTCCTTTGTACTCAAAGAAATCAGGGTCAATACCTACAGTTGATGAGAAACCTAAGTATGTTTTTCTAACTCTATCACCAGCACTTCTCACAACATTGTCAGCACCTGTTGATGCTCCGAATGGTGGGTTGTAGATGATATCACCAGGATTATTGTATTTTGTCTTGTAAACAGGGAATGGATTTTTAGCTCCAGAGTAACTTCTAAAGTTATAACCCTCAAATCCACAAGGAAGAGCATCAACAGGATGGTCTTCATCCATATCAACCATGATAAATCTAGACTTTAACTCATACTCACCGTTTGATGTACCAACTCTTTGTGCTACATATGAATTTTGTGTTGGGTTCATAGTACAGTTAGTGAATTTCTCTAAAACTACAGGATTAGAATCCGTGTCAAAGAAATCTCTAACAATGATATCAAATGTACCATTACTGAATTGCATGTTAGCAATAGAAACTTTAACTTGTCTATTAGCCGCACTACCATCAGAGATTAATGTAAATCTAAATAACCTATAAACTGTATTACCACGAAGTTCAGAAACGATGTATGGTGTTGATGGTGTTTGGTAATTGTTCAAATACCACGCAATTGATGTAGTATCCAACCCTCTTGATTCAGGTAACGCAATTAAATCAGCATTAATACCTCTAATATAACCATTGTTATATGAATCATTTAATGTTGTTTGGAATACTTCTTCTAAGAATAAAGGAACCTCAGTTCTTGGTTTTGAGAAGTTACCCTTACCAAATACTTTACTAATGTAGTTTGTATCTGAAGAATCAAATGAAGTATTAAACGTAAATGTTTCACTACCACTAGTAATACCTGAAACTTGGAATGTTAATTTAGGGTTTTTAGAAACACCTGAATATGCACCTGTAGTAACTAACCGAACATCACTTGTACCTGTAACAGTATAAACAGGACCTCCTGATGAATCAGTAGTAACACCACGAGAACGTAAAGTTGCTATTACAACATCATCATAATCAGTATAAGAATCACCACTATACTTTGTATAATAGATATAAATACTACCTGTAAAATCTCCAGAACCGTTGTCAACTAATCCTGTACCTGCTGGACGGAAAGCCGCACCAAAACCAAAACCATAATAAGTTTGGTCACCTTGATTATCAAATAATGAATAATACCAGGGGTCGTCACTTGGACTTGTAAATGTAGCAGTGTCTGCGGTTAAACCTGAAACACCGTAAGTTTCAGTAGCAGCACTAAAGTTACTATTAACAGCAACCACATTATCATATGTACCACCACTTACAGTACCCCAAAAATATGCAGTTCCACCTGAAGAGTTAGTATCTAATAATACTGGTAAGATATATCCTTTGAAATCGTCAGAGATTGAAGATGTACCACCATCAAATGTTGTATATGTTTGATAGAATTTATTAGTTAATGTTGCAGGAACTGAAGTAAAGTTTATAGTACCACCGGTATTACCTGAGAATGTTAAAGTCTCAGGACCTGTAGCGCCCGTTGCTGAAACTGTAGAAGAATCTACGTTTGCAACAGTAGTTATAGACCAAGATGGACCTGCGTCGTAACCATTTAAACCCAATACTCTTGTAACAAAAAGTTGATTAGACTGTTGTAGATATGCCTTAGCAATATACGCAGCCTCATATTTAGGTATTTGTGTGTTTACGAATTTTTGCGGTGTTGTACCACCGAAATACGTTTGAAATTCATCAAAATTTGTGATGAAAATTGGTTCGAATGCTGGTCCCTGTAGGGTCTCACCAACAATTCCTAATGTAGTTACACCCACACTCTGAGCCACGAAACTTAAATCTCTTTCAGAAGTGTAAACACCAGGAGAAACGAATACTTTGTTTGATGTTGCCATTTAATTTTTATTTCTTTTTGATTTATTTTTATAGATAAATATTTACAAAAACTACAAAATACATTTACTTAAAGGGAATATTTATTATTAGGGAGAATTTATTCTGCCTTTTTTCTACCTATCTAATTATGTCTGAAATTAAAAACTTAAAAATATCAAAAGAGGTTCACCAAGTACTCAAAACATATTGTGATGATAATGGATTGAAAATGTATAAGTTTTTGGAAAAACTAATTTTGGAAAAATGTAAGAAAAAGAAGGATATATACGGAGAATAATTATTTAATATATGCCGTAGTATTAATAGACGCACTTTTACTACCATCAGATTTAGTAATTACAATTCTAATTAAATCTCCATCTGTTATTTGTATTGTAGATATATCCTCACCAACATAATCACCGTTAATGTAAACATCATACGATGATACGTTATCTGTTGTGTTTACTAATAAGTCTACAGTATATCTAAAAATTTCACTTTTTTCGGTTTGTGATTCACTAAATAATATATCTAAATCAAAATTGTCGGGTCTTGACGGATATTGTGATGCCTTTCTTGAACCCTTTTTAGTTTCAACCTCGAACATTGTCAATGCTCTTGTAATTGCTGGTGAGATTTGGAACTCTTCCTCGTCCATTAAAAATCCTAACATAGTAAAGTTATAATTTTGAACGTAAAACTTTCTTTTGTTAACTTCGGTAACAGAATTATCTGAAACACTATTCAATATAATTGGAATGTAATGTCCTTTAATAAAGGTATATGCTTGGCGAGAACTAAACTTTTGTAGTATAATTTTGTTAAATTGGTTCAACTCTCTCATTCTATTACAAACAATTTTAACATCATATGTAATATCAACAGGAACCGGCTGAGGTATTTTGTAAATATCCATACCCTTTCGTGTACCATCCCAAGTTGGAACTTGAGCATATAAAAACTCTTTTCTGTTTGGTATGGTGTATTGTAATGAAGGATTACTTCCATATGGAACTTCAGGTTGACGAACAGTCGTAATAAACGGTAATTGAACATTACCATTCAAATCTTCTGTGTTCCAAGTTTGAGAAAACTGAGCCCAATTCTGTAAAGTTATAATTAAATCAATATTGTGAACTTTCTTTCCGTCCACAACACACTCTAATTCATCACGAACAAAATCCAACATACCCCTATCTAAATCGGCATGTAAAATTCCTTTCGGCAAATAAGTTCCATCCTTTTGAATATATTCCAAAAGTTGTTCCCTTCTCTCTAACAACTGTTTTTCAGGTGTAAGGGGTAGATACTTTTTAACTTGTTTTGGTAATGCCATTATAATCCTCTAAATTCATTTTCAGACACAGGTGTTGCAGTGTAAGTATAATAAAAACTTCTATATCCACCATAAGTGTGTTTATTATCATAGTCAGGTGTTGCCGCATCAACAACAGAATAATATTTGATTTCGTTTTCACGAATCCAATACCCAATATAGTCACCTAACTTAATATCAATGTCTTTTTCATCTAATTCTTTAGTATAAACTGAAAACACTAAATTACCTGGTTCATTTTGTAATATTCTACTCCCATTAATAAAATCATTTGTTGGAGCTTCAATTCGTACTAATGCATTAAATTCAACGGGAGACTTAAATTGAACACCGTCAGAACTTACCTCACCGTAAACATCATCTTTAACGGTTCTTTGAGTATCGACACTGTACAATACAAGAGTGAAGTTCATGTCTCCATTCAACCATTCTCGACCCATATCAATTTCGAGATTAAAGTCTTCGGAGCCAAAAAACTTGTTCAAACGCGTTATTGGTACTCTTCTCTGTGTCATATATTGATAAATATTTAGTTTTTGATTATATTTAAATTTATTTGTATCATGCAAGAAAACTCTGAAACATTTTCAAAAATACCTGAAGTTAAAGCCATTCGTGTACTTGAAGAATACGAAGGTTTTAATAACTATATTCTTGATATAAAAAAGAAAAAAGAAAATTCTAAAAATTTTAAGATTACTCGAGCACAAGCCGACTACATAAACACATATAAAGATGTTGTCCCAAAAATAGCAAGAAAGTGGGTTCCATTAGATTCTTATTTTGCAAAAAGAATGATGGAAGATAAACTTCTAACAAAAGAACCTGAAAAAATTTATATAGAAAAACTTTTAGTAGAAAAAGACAAAGCGTTTCATATATGGGGTAAATTATTTGAGTCTGAAGAGTTACATGATTTTTGGTTACCTAAAGCCGCCATCATAGGAAAAAAAGAACATAAGGTTGATATTGACTATGAAAGGTACACACACAGACCACCACTATCACATCAAAAAGAAGCAATAGAAAAATTAGTAGCAAATGAAAAATATATTTTGGCAGATGATATGGGTTTGGGAAAAACTACTTCAACCGTTATAGCATCTCTTGAATCAGGGTCTGAAAAGGTTTTAATAATATGTCCAGCATCTTTAAAGATTAACTGGATGAGGGAGATACAAAACTATACTGATAAGTCCATTTCAATAATAGAGGGTAAGAATTGGGAAAGTGCGGATTATATGATTATCAATTATGATATTCTAAAAAACTTTTATGACCCGAAAGTACCTGAAGAATCAACGATATTAAATGAAGGTTTTGATTTAGTTGTAGTTGATGAGGCGCACTACATTCAAAACTCACAAGCACAAAGAACAAAAATAGTAAACGACATTTGTAGAAAAGTAGGTAGAGTATGGTTATTAACAGGAACACCAATGACCTCTCGACCAATGAACTATTACAACCTTTTAAACTTAGTAGATAGTCCTGTTGCTTATAATTGGATGGCATATGTTAAAAGATATTGTAATGGTTATCAGTTCACCGTTGGTAAACGAAAAGTATGGAATGTTCAAGGGGCAGATAACCTTGAAGAATTAAGGGACAGAACTAAAACCCACGTACTTAGAAGACTAAAAGAAGACATTTTAGATTTACCAGATAAGATTATAACACCCGTTTACCTAAGACTTAAGTCTAAAGACTACGAACAACTTATGGGTGAATATTATGATTGGTATGAACAATCTGATGAATCTTCATCCTTAACTGTTCAATTCTCAAAACTAATGAAGGTAAGACAAGTTATTGCCGAAAACAAAGTAAAAGAAACTTGTGAAATCGCCGAAAACATTATTGAACAAGGAAAAAAAGTTATCATATTCACAAACTTTACCAACACATTGAATATGATTAAAGAACATTTTGGTAAATCTGCGGTGACACTTGACGGTAGTATGTCTAAACCCGCACGTCAATATTCTGTGGACCAATTCCAAGAAAACGAAAAGATAAAAGTTTTTGTGGGTAACCTAAAAGCCGCTGGCGTAGGTATAACACTAACCGCCGCAGAAGCTGTAATCATGAACGACCTATCCTTTGTACCTTCTGACCACGCACAAGCAGAAGACCGAGCCTATAGATACGGACAAAAATCAAACGTATCTGTTTTTTACCCAATATTTGAAAATTCAATTGAAGGTGTTATCTATGATATATTATCAAAAAAGAAAAACATATTCGAAACTGTTATGGGTGATAATGAAGGGAAGGGTGACACCTTAGAAGAAATATTAAATGAAATTTCGCAAAGAAGAGTTTAATTTTTTTCCATCTAAGAGTTATTTATATGTAAAAGCTTTAGATGAGTTTTAGGAAATTACAAGAAAGAGTTAAACAACTCGAAGAAGAAATCAACAAAGATGTTGTAGAAAAAGTAACAGTTGAGGAATCTACAACAGAATCAACACGCAAACAAATTTTATTAGAAATGAAGAAAATTGGTATTGAAAAATTACCCTACTCCTATTCTGCCTTAGATACATTTATCGATAAAGAGACAATGTATGTACACTACAATAAACATTACAAGGGGTATGTAGATAAGCTAAACAAAGCTATCGAAAAGAAAAAAGGAACTGACTTAGATTTAGAACAAATTGTAAAAGGAATTAATAGATTTAATAACAGTATAAAAGATAATGCGGGTGGAGCATTTAATCATGCTTTATTTTGGAAAATGTTAACACCAAAAAATACTCGGGTTTATGGACCAATACTTAGAAAAATTAAAGAAGATTTTGGTTCTTATGATGAGTTTAAACAACAATTTGAAAAGAAAGCTAAATCTAAATTTGGTTCAGGTTGGGTATGGTTAGTTGTAACTAATAACGATAAGTTAAAAATAATGACCACATCTAATCAGGATAACCCTTTAATGAATACAATAAAATATGGTGGATATCCAATATTAGGGTTAGATTTATGGGAACACGCATATTACCTAAAATATAGAAACAGAAGAGATGAATATATTGCAAATTTTTGGAAAGTTGTCAATTGGCCGTTTGTTAATAAACTATACTTAGGTAGAACAAAAGACAAAATAAAAGAAGGAAAATTCATTCAACAGGTAATAAATGAAGGAGTGTCCGCAGGATGTAACTCAAAACAAGTTAACACTTACAGAATGGTATTCAACCGTAATCCACAAGTAAAAAAGAAATTCATGTTTGCAATTATGGATATCTTAAAAGAAGTGTTTTCTGATTATTGGTTTGAAAAAAACGAATATGCTCAAGGACAAATGTCGGGTGTTTACGATTATGAACAACCAGGTCGCTCAGTTATAAATAAATTGAATACTAACTACACTGCTTTTTGTACGCTAGTGAATGATATAAACTTATATCTTAAAAAAGTCGGAATAAACCCAATTAATTTTATTGGTTTAGATGAAAATCAACAATTATCTGAGACTGACAGATTAATAAGATACATGACAGAATTAAGATATCGAATTTTTAATCCTGAATCCAGTACTTTTCAAACTATAATGTCAGGATTAGATAGGTCAAATAAATTTGGTGACAAAAGAGAAATTAATGCCGTTATTAATCTTAAGGATATTTTTGGGACAAAAGAAGTATATAAAGTTGGTGAGTTAGGTGGTGTAGATGATATGTTAGGTGGTGTGGATGCTTACGTTGTAACACCTGAAGGTAAAAAAACCATGCAAATAAAACCATTTAATGATATAAAAGAAACTGATGGTAAATTAACTGTATATGGTAGTGGTAATGTTAAACCATACAAAACCGATTATTTAGTTTTCCATAACGATAAAGACGGAACTATTGTATTCAAAAATAACGCAGAAATTGTTGATGGTAGATATGTGTTTAATTCTGATGATAGAATTAATTAAAGAATTACCATTTAATTGATATTTATAAAATAAAAGTTCATGGCAAATACTACAATCATAACTGAACCACAAAGAAGTAAACTTTACACAAGAATTAAACACTTATTGGGTGCACCAATAAGAAGTGTAGAGATTGAAGACGAAATGATGGACTCACTATTGGAAATGTCAATTCAAGACTACGCCCAATATGTAAATGATTGGTTGATTGAAAATCAATGGACTTCACTATATGGTTTAAACTTAGATGAACAATCTTTAACAAGAGCTTTTACAACTCGTTCTTTAGATTGGGAAACTCAATATACCTACGCATATTCTAAAATTGTTGGTTTACAAGCGGGTGGTGATTGGGTTCTTAAGAAAGATTATGTTGATTTAGTACCAGGACAACAAATTTATGAAATTCCTGCTGGTCGTGAGATAAATGAACTTTTATGGTTCTCAAGGGCAGAGTTAGACGCAGCATTTTTTGACCCATTCATGGGTGGATTTGGTGGGTTTGGTGGTATTGGATTAGGAGGAGCTGCAGGATTCTCACAAATGGGAACTCAAGGTAACTACTTTATAACACCAGCCTTTGATATTCTTCTTAGAATGCAGGATATTAATATTAAAAGAAGAATTATATCGGGTGAATTAACATACAGAATAACCGCACTTCCGGATGGTAAAAAGGCATTACATTTAATGAACGTACCTGGCGGAAAATTTGATTTTGGTAATATTCAATTCAATGAATATAGGTGTTGGTATTGGTATTACGACACAGAAGATAGGGATGCGTGTTTAGCAGCAAACCCTGATATTGTAAAATTACCTTCAGATATTCCTATTGATGAAATGAGATGGGACGAATTAAATTCACCAGCACAAACATGGGTTCGTAGATGGTTTACAGCATACGTAAAGGAAACTTTAGGTAGAGTAAGAGGTAAATTTAGTGGTAATTTAAAAACACCAGATTCTGAGGTAACATTAGAATATGATTCATTGTTAACAGAATCAAAAGATGAAAAATCTAAATTAATGGAAGAATTAACAGCCAGATTAGAGAGACTTCGCCCTGAAAAAATGATGGAAAGAGAAGCAAATGTTGCAGAACAATTAAATAAGTCTCTTCAATACCGAGCATTCCCAAGACAATTTTATGTAATTTAATTATGTCAATATTTAAAACTTCAGATAGTGCCGTTATAACTTTACAAAACTATATAACAAAAGAAGAAAAAGTTTTAATTGTTAGAGAATATGCGGGTCAAAAAGAAAATGATTATGTGAGTGTTACATTAAATCACAATATAACAAAACACATAACCATTAAATCTTTAACTAATTTAATAATTAAATCACCACAAAAGTTTGACTCAGAATATGATGAATTAGAGTTAAATAAGTTTGCATCCGTTGAATTAAAAAATATTGGCGGAGTATGGTATATTTTATCTTCAGATGGATTAAAAAATTCTTAATAATCCATAGAATATACATAATTACCTTCTTCATCCATATCATACAATTCGTCTTTTGGTATAACAGTTTTGGGTTGATAAGATAAATCTTCCATAATAATTTGATTCTTTTTAACGTAATCAACCTCAACCATATCTAACGTACCGTCCAAATACATATAAAACGGATTTATTCCAACATGTCTCCAATAAGCTATTTCTGAATCCGATAATGTTAATACTTCATCTAAAGTATCTTGGTCACCATCTCTTCGAGGGTATCCTCTAACTAATTGTGTTTGAGATTTAGTAAAAAATGGTCTGTTGGCTGGGTCCTCAATTAATATTTCATCACGTATTTCAGGTGAGAACACAACCAACAGAGGTTCAATTCTTTTGTTAAATGCCGAAATATAACGAGGAACGTTGTATTCACCCAACATATCAGGGTTTTCAGATATTTCTTTTTCGTTAACCAAATAACAATTCAAAATAACCTCATCACCCTTTTTTTGAACATCTCCGTGTGATTTTCGAGTACCATTATTAATATAATAAATTGTGTCTCCCAAACCTACAGGTATATTCTCTTTAACAACTAATTCCATGTGTGCTTGTCGAGACATTAAAGAACCAGACTTTGTTCTTTTTGTTATATGTTTTTTATAGTCATCAACACTTTGTTTTACACGAGCTTTATTCGCAATTTTAGAAATTGGGATTTTTAAATTAAACAAATCATCAACATATTGATAATAAGACTCCAAAAATTCAGAACCTTTACCATCCAAAAGAAGTCTTAACCCCGCATCCAAAAACTCGGCAACATAGGTTTGTAATTTTTTGGATTTAATAGTATTTCCTGTCAGCTTAACTTTACCCTTATCTGTGAGAAGAGCGTAGTTTTTACGAGCAACATTAATAGTTGCCGGCCATTGACCGTCAGTATCCAAACCCATTTCACCTCTCATAAACAAATCATTATATTCTGCAACATCCGCTTCAGTACCAACGTATTCATGACCTTCGGTAACCAATCCATTATTCCCCTTACCCACATATTTGTAGGTGTATCGGTCTTCAGGAACCGCAAAGTTAACACCGTCCGTATCCATAACCAATGGTTGATATCCTCGTTTCATAAACCACATAATCATCTGACGAAGGTATTGTCTTCCTGTACAGGTAATTTGTTCCCCCATGTCCATATCACCCCAGGGGAATACTTGTGGTGCCGAAAGAGAACCGAAAAATGCGTTAATAAAGATTTTAATCGGTAATTGTTTACGTCCGTATTGTGATGAAAGTTTAGGGTCCGTTTTAGAATATTTTTCCGCCAACTTTTTATACTTAATACGAGTATCACGGAAATACTTCAACATACTTTTCATCGCACCTGTTACATCACACTTGGGGAACACATCGTGAACCAACTGAATGGAAGGATAAAGTGAAGAGTAGTCAAGTTTCAATACATCCGTTGAGTAACCAACTTGTAACAAACGAGACAATCCACCTGTAAACGGTCTCTTATCCCCCTTCATTGGAATTGCTAAATTGTGTTTATAAGACCACGAACTCATAATCATTTTCCAAAGGGTAGCAGTACCCATAGTAGAAAGTCGTTCATATGTTGTTGGTACCAATTTAGCCAATAAGAAGTTAGCCTGATTGAACTCATCGTCAACAACCATAGTTTCATACAAGTCATCATCCAAGTATCGTTGAATAATATATTTTCCATCAACTAATTCAAACTTACCAGGAAATCTTTCCATAAGGTTTTCTGTCCCTTTTGAACCAACCTCACGATATCCACCAGATTCAGGATTAAAATAATATTGTTTATTTTCAAAATAGGTATTACCAATCTTATCACCCTGAACATATACTCGGTTTTCTTTTTCCGCCCCAATAAATTGAGTAATATACTTCAAACCCCAACTCTTAATGTCAGAGTTAATGGCTTGAGCTCTACGAACGGCATGTGCAATATCAACAATATTATACCCCCACATCATTGTTTGTGTGTAGGGTTCCATTTCGTTCGCCAATTTCAACATACCCTCTTTTTGACGAATGGAAGATTCGGGATTTAAAGTTTTAACAATTTCTTTAATTTTTAAACCAAGAATTTCCGCCCTACGAAGTATAAACGGAAAGTCAAAGAACGCTGAGTTGTATCCACCAACCAAACTCGGTTTCAAATAATCAATTGTGTAGAAGAAATCGATAATCATTTGTTTTTCTTCTTCTTCATTTTCTGCAGACAACAAATGAACAAAACCACGATTGTCTTTCATTCCGATTAAAAAGATACTATTATCTTCAGGGGAAAGACCTGTGGTCTCGATGTCAAACACAAAACGATGAACCTCATCGTATTCTTCGAACCCCTTAAACAATCGTTTTTGTTTTTGTACTAAGTATTGTTCTACGGGGGGTAATATTTGAATACTATCAGTATTATTACGGTCCCAGGGGTCTAACCCACCTTGTTTAAAGAAATTAACGAGGTGTTGATATGTTTTTGTGGTTTTAACTAAAAACCTAAGACCATTTTCAAGACGGGGGTCACCGTGAGTTTCTAACTTTTCAATTAGGATACCAAAATCACTCATTGCTTGTTTTTGAGCGTATTTATTTCCTTTATAAAAGTTTTTATCGTGCAGATTACCTACCCATGCAAATGGAATAAAGTTATCGGGTTTGATAAGTTTACCCTTTTCGGGGTCTTGAATAATCTTAAAAATTTTGGATGTCTGATAATCGTATTCTAACGCTACGATGTATTTTTCTGGGTCTTCACCCAATAGGAACTGTTCAATTTCTTCTTGTGATACCATAATAAATCATTTTACCGTCTGAGACATTTGCTCTCACATTTTGTGAGATTACTCTTGGACATATGTGTAAAATATAAAACGGTAAAGTTAGATTGTCAAATAATATTGATATATAAAACTTCTCTAATTGGGGCAATTAATTCACCCATCGAATTGATTACTGAAAACTCTCCAATATATCTTCCTGCTCTTTTTGTATCACGAGAAGTCCATTTATAATAAATGTAATATTCTGTATTAGAATCTGGATTATTTTTTGTTTTTTCAACGATATAGGCGTTATTCATTAAAATTTTTGGAATGCCAGTTGATTCTTCCTTCATAGAAAATCTTATTGTTGCATTATCTAAATCTGCATCAAATATTTTCCAAGCGTCGGTTCTTCCATCCTTAACAACTTTCATTTTAAGGATTGGTAATTCACTATTTTGTCTTATAAAAAAATCCATTATTAATAAATAGTTTAAATTAATGTTACTGTCACATAACCATTGCCCGTGTTATATGTTCCTAAATTAGTAATACTATTACTGTTAAATGTTGAACTTAAGTTATATTGTCCATCTGTGGTACCCACATTTGTTGCGGTACTTACAATGAAGGAACCACCTCCACCACCACCGTCTGATAAAGTACCACCTCCTGAGCGATAAGAACCACCACCACCAGTGTAACCTCCACCACCACCTCCACAGATTGGAGAGCCTCCACCTCCACCTCCGAAACCACCGTCTGAAGCTTGTGGCCATGTTGTTGCCGCGGCACCACCAAGTAATGTAGTATTGAAACCAGCACCACCCTGAGGAATAGACCCTGACTGTGTTGTACCATTTTGACCCGCACTATTAAATCCTCCACCAGCACCTGAATCGTAGTTATTTGTTGAGGTTGTTCCCGATGAGTTTATATGTGTTAATCCACCATTACCCACTGAACCCGGAGGTGCACCAAAGAATGAAGTAGTACCACTTACATTTGTTACGGCATCTAAACCATTATGTAGAGCACCAGAATCTGAATTTGAATATGCACCGTCACCGCCGCCGCCGCCTGCAATGAATAATGGAGTCCCACTTAATACAACGAATGAACCTCCACCACCACCGGCTCCATTATATGCATTGTTATTGACAACAGGTTCACCTGTTTGCCCCACAGCAATTGTTACAACTTCACCCTGAACCAAATCATATCTTCCTTGAACGATAACACCCCTACCACCTGTTGAACCCGGTGATGGGTAGGTGACTGCCGCAGCTTGAGCTCCCGCAACTTCGAATTCATAAGTTCCAGATTGAGGTACAGTCCAAAGTTGGTATCCTTGAGTAACCATGTTCAAGAAGTTAGTATTTTGAGTCCATGTTGTGGCACTATACGTATTTTGTATGTTTGTTAATGTTGGTCCTGTGGCTCCGTTTGTTATACCACCACTAGTAAATGTAAACGCACTAAATGAATATAACGCTGAAGGTGTTGTTGATGGTGTTGGTGTAAATGTTGGTGTTACTGATGGTGTTGGTGTAAATGTTGGTGTTACTGATGGTGTTGGTGTATTGGTTGGGGTTTCTGTATTAGTGGGTGTTACAGTTTGGGTGGGAGTTGGCGTGTTG